TTACGCCTTCTTTATATCCTCCATAATTCCAGAGTGGGACATATTTGGGACATTATCACCAAAAATGTCGTCTATTTTCCTCGCATGCTCTGTCAAATGATTAGGCGCAAGGTGAGCATACCTACGAACCATTTCTGTGGACTCCCATCCGCCCATTTCCTGAAGCACTGATAATGGGACGCCTGACTGAATCAGCCAGCTTGCCCAGGTGTGTCTGAGGTCATGGAAACGGAAATCTTCAATTCCTGCACGACGACAAGCTGATAGCCATGATGTCTTGCTGTCGATGCGCATCTTCCTGACCGCAGGCGTTGATGTTCCATCTGCTCGCTTAGCCGCCTTGGTATGTACAAACACCCATTTGTGATGCTTGCCTATTTGATCACGCAACACTTTACAGGCGGTATCGTTCAGCGCCACACCAATGGCGTGGTTTGATTTGCTCTCTTCTGGATTCACCCAGGCAACTCGTCGCTGCATGTCGATTTGTTGCCATTCCAGATTTATGATGTTCGACTTTCTCAGACCAGTTGCCAGCGCAAACTTGACGACAGATTTCAGTGGTTCGGGGCACTCATCAATAAGGCGTTTTGCTTCCTCCTTTTCCAGCCATCTGACTCGCTTGTTTCTGACCGCTGGTATCTTGATGACAGGCGCTTTTTCCAGCCACTTCCAGTCGCGTTCTGCAGCACGGAGAATGGCCTTTATCATGGCAAGATGCTTTGCCTTTGTCTGAGTTGATACTGGCTTTGGTTCATAAACAGGCGGTTCTTTACCTTTCCTGATGGCGGCCTGAACTTTCTGTTTCCATATTTCTTTCGTCTTTCTGTTATGCATTCTGCTTACAGCAGAGTAAATCTTTGCCTCCGAGATATCTTTAAGCCTTATACCCTCAAAATGTTCAAGCCAGAACTCAATCCGGCTTTTATCTGAATCGAGAGATTTTTTATCAGCTTTTTCCTCAAGCCATCTTAGGCAGGCCTCTTCAAAAGTGACATCAGGTAAATCCCCTAGCTTTTCTACTCGCCAGAGTTCTGCTTTTCGCTTGTCGTGCAACTCCTGAGCTTGCCGCTTGTCCTTTGTGCCAAGAGATTCCTTAATTCGTTTCCCGCCCGGGAGCGAATACGAGGCATACCATATTTCATTTCTGCGGAAGAGTGACATTTTCTTTCCTCTGTTATGCCATCACCCGCGCTCACCTGGACAGTATGCAGCGGAGACTGAAGCGCCGCAATGCAGGCTTGCCGTGTTGTGAGGTAAGGAGATTTTGGCTTGGTTGGATCTTTACGTGTTGCCTGTAGGCGGCCTGTTCGTATCCAGTTGGTGGCGGTTGGTCTGGATATCTTAAGAAACTGACAGGCCTCATCGAGTGTGAGGCTGTATGATTCCATGGTTACCTCTGCTTTTTGAACGCATGTCACGTAACTTCTTAATGTGTTCTGCCGTTTCGATCTCTTCTGCTATCCGATCTGCATCAGCTTTATTCACAGGTTCAAAGTCATGATTAAAGCGGAACATGCTGGCGATACATGTTCTGCCTTTTCGGATGTAGTGAACTTTGTTGTGGGTAGAACGCAGGATTTTGCAGGGAGTGCCGTGGTGGTCGACGTACCAGGTGTTAGGAAAAATGATTCTGAACATTTTTACACCCCAGTTGGACGATGTTGAAATTTGCTGCTTTGAGGCCATCACAGTCCCCATTGTTTGTTCTTAAGTTCGATCTCCTCCTGGCAACTTGCACAAGTCCGACAACCCTGAACAGCCAGGCGTCTTCGCTCATCTATCGGATCGCCACACTCACAACAATGAGTTGCGGATACAGTCTGGTAGTTCAGACGACGCATTTTTATTGCTGTATTGCGCTGTAATTCTTCGATTTCTGATGCTGAATCAATGATGTCTGCCATCTTTCATTAATCCCTGAATTGTTGGTTAATACGCTTGAGGGTAAATGCGAATAATAAAAAAGGAGCCTGTAGCTCCCTGATGATTTTGCTTTTCATATTCATCGTTCCTTAAAGACGCCGTTCAACATGCCGATCGCCAGGCTTAAATGAGTCGGTGTGAATCCCATCAGCGTTACCGTTTCGCGGTGCTTCTTTAGTACGCTACGGCAAATGTCATCGACGTTTTTATCCGGAAACTGCTGTCTGGCTTTTTTGATTTCAGAATTAGCCTGACGGGCAATGCTGCGAAGGGCGTTTTCTTGCTGAGGTGTCACTGAACAAGCCCCATGCCGGCAAGCATAAGCACACAGAATATGAAGCCCGCTGCCAGAAAAATGCATTCAGTGGTTGTCATACCTGGTCTCTCTCATCTGCTTCTGCTTTCGCCACCATCATTTCCAGCTTTTGTGAAAGGGATGTGGCTAACGTATGAAATTCTTCGTCTGTTTCTACTGGTATTGGCACAAACCTGACTCCAATTTGAGCAAGGCTATGTGCCATCTCAATACTCGTTCTTAACTCAACAGGAGATGCTTTGTGCATACCGCCTCCCGTTTATTATTTATCTTCTCAGCCAGCCGCTGTGCTTTCAGGGGATTTCTGATAACAGAAAGGCCGGGAAATACCCAGCCTCGCTTTGTAACGGAGTAGACGAAAGTGATCGCGCCTACCCGGATATTATCGTGAGGATGCGTCATCGCCATTGCTCCCCAAATACAAAACCAATTTCAGCCAGTGCCTCGTCCATTTTTTCGATGAACTCCGGCACCATCTCGTCAAAACTCGCCATGTACTTTTCATTCCGCTCAATCACGACATAATGCAGGCCTTCACGCTTCATGCGCGGGTCATAGTTGGCAAAGTACCAGGCATCTTTTCGCGTCACCCACATGCTGTACTGCACCTGGGCCATGTAAGCCGATTTTATTGCCTCGAAACCACCGAGCCGGAATTTCATGAAATCCCGGGAGGTAAACGGGCATTTCAGTTCAAGGCCGTTGCCGTCACTGCATAAACCATCGGGAGAGCAGGCGGTGCGCATACTTTCGTCGCGATAGATGATCGGGGATTCAGTAATATTCACGCCGGAAGTGAATTCAAACAGGGTTCTGGCGTCGTTCTCGTACTGTTTTCCCCAGGCCAGCGCCTTAGCATTAACTTCCGGAGCCACACCGGTGCAAACCTCAGCCAGCAGGGTGTGGAAGTAGGACATTTTCATGTCAGGCCACTTCTTTCCTGAGCGGGGCTTTGCTATCACGTTGTGAACTTCTGAAGCGGTGATGACGCCGAGCCGTAATTTGTGCCATGCATCATCCCCCTGTTCGACAGCTCTCACGTCGATCCCGGTACGCTGCAGGATAATGTCCGGTATCATGCTGCCACCTTCTGCTCAGTGGCTTTCTGTTTCAGGAATCCAAGAGCTTTCACTGCTTCGGCCTGTGTCAGTTCTGACGATGCGCGAATGTCGCGGCGAAATATCTGGGAACAGAGCGGCAATAAGTCGTCATCCCATGTTTTATCCAGGGCGATCAGCAGAGTGTTAATCTCCTGCATGGTTTCATCGTTAACCGGAGTGATGTCGCGTTCTGGCTGACGTTCTGCAGTGTATGCAGTATTTTCGACAATGCGCTCGGCTTCATCCTTGTCATAGATACCAGCAAATCCGAAGGCCAGACGGGCACACTGAATCATGGCTTTATGCCGTAACATCCGTTTGGGATGCGACTGCCACGGCCCCGTGATTTCTCTGCCTTCGCGGGTTTTGAATGGTTCGCGGCGGCATTCATCCATCCATTCGGTAACGCAGATCGGATGATTACGGTCCTTGCGGTAAATCCGGCATGTACAGGATTCATTGTCCTGCTCAAAGTCCATGCCATCAAACTGCTGGTTTTCATTGATGATGCGGGACCAGCCATCAACGCCCACCACCGGAACAATGCCGTTCTGCTTATCAGGGAAGGCGTAAATTTCTTTCGTCCACGGATTAAGGCCGTACTGGTTGGCGACGATCAGCAATGCGATGAACTGCGCATCGCTGGCATCACCTTTAAATGCCGTCTGGCGAAGAGTGGTGATCAGTTCCTGTGGGTCGACAGAATCCATGCCGACACGTTCAGCCAGCTTCCCTGCCAGCGTTGCGAGTGCTGTACTCATCCGTTTTATACCTCTGAATCAATATCAACCTGGTGGTGAGCAATGGTTTCAACCATGTACCGGATGTGTTCTGCCATGCGCTCCTGAAACTCAACATCGTCATCAAACGCACGGGTAATGGCTTTTTTGCTGGCCCCGTGGCGTTGCAAATGATCGATGCATAGCGATTCAAACAGGTGCTGGGGCAGGCCTTTTTCAATGTCGTCTGCCAGTTCTGCCTCTTTCTCTTCACGGGCGATCTGTTGGTAGTAACGCGCCCAGCTCTGAGCCTCAAGACGATCCTGAATGTAATAAGCGTTCATGGCTGAACTCCTGAAAATGGCTGTGAAAATATCGCCCGCGAAATGCCAGGCTGATTAGGAAAACAGGAAAGGGGATTAGCGATTCAGGCCGTTACCGCGTCCGTCGAGAAAAACTTCCACGAGCAAATCACGGGTATAAGTGCGCTCGATGCCGCGATGCAGATAAAGCCGTCCGCGTAAATTAGCTGATGCAGTCCAGGTACCATCTTTGTGTTTGACCAGCATTCCTGGCATGACCGCGCCGCGATTAACGGTCTGCGTTCCGTAATGTTGATGAACCATAAAAACTCCTGCCCGTAAGCTGGGCTGCTGAACATATAGAGACTTCTGCGCGTATTCAGGCGGTGGATGGCCGCCGGTTGTCATAACTAAGCCGCCTCGTTGAAGCGACTAAGGTATGAAATGTTGAGTTGATTTCAGCTGGTCACACCGACGTTCACGCGTCCGTTTCACCCCTAGCACTCCCCGAAGCCTGCTGAAATTCAAACTGCGGATCTAAGCGGTCATCGCAACGGTGAATCAGGTGGTTGCCGTATCGTTGTGTTGTTGCGATGAACTTATTTAAAACTATAGTTGTTTTACCGTCAACAACAAAAGTTGTTATATTGGTTGTTTTAGATATAACTGGTTGTATTTAGGATGGATTTATTTTGTGACTTGAATCGCATAGCGATAACTGAAGCGAGGTTATGGTGGTTTTTTTAACGGTGTGTGTGATGAGGGGAGGGCAAAAGAAAACCCGGCACGGTGACCGGGATTCTTACGCCGTTAGGTAAAGATATTATTGCGGTGGCTTAATATTACTACCTAGAGCAAAGATAGGAATTAGTTCTTTACTGAATGAGCACAATGCCCAGTTGATAATTTTTAATTGGTACTACCCATGCTTCCTATATGTCTGCGGCATGCTCCCAATAACCTTACCGAAGATGAACACCCGGTTCATCTCGTCTTTCTCGATCGGGTCCCACGGTGAGTAGCTTTTGTTATCAGAGATGACCAGCAGCTTATCCTTCATCATTTGCAGGCGCTTTACATGGGCTGTGTCGTCGTACAGAAACGCATAGATACCATCACCGTCGAAAGATTTAACTGTGATATCAACGAACAGCAGATCACCTGGTTCGATCGTTCCTGACATGCTGTCACCACGCACGTTAATGATGCGGATATTTTCCGCCTTCCTACCATCGAACATATGACGAGCATCGTCAAACGAGTACTCAACCGAGCGTAGAACTTCTACAAACTCACGGTTGATGACTCCCGGCCCAGCACTGACTTCTATATCAAGAACGTCAATCTTGAAGTATTTGGAATGGCTGACAGTTGATTGTATTGGTTGCACTGTACTGTCTGACATATTTCCAACGCCAGAAGATAACCATTCTGCGCGCACACCCAAAGCGTTCGCGATCTCCACGATTTTAGTTGTTTGATTAGCTTTCCCTGTTTCGATTTTCTGAATAGCAGCTTGGCTAACCCCGACCAAATCCCCAAGCGCCTTTTGTGTAAGGCCTCGCGCTAATCTGGCTTCTTTAAGTCTTTCTGAGAGTGTTGTTTTCATAGTCCAAATGTACAACCAAGGTTTTATTTCATCAAACGAAAATGGTTGTTGACTAAAAACAACCATAGTTTTAATCTTGATTCAAATTAACCACGGAGGTTGTTATGAACCCAGCTATCAAAACAGCGATCAATATCGTTGGTTCACAAAAGAAACTGGGCGCTGCTTGCGAAGTTTCACAGCAGGCCGTCTATAAGTGGCTTCACAACAAAGCAAAGGTATCCCCTGAACATGTCGGCAGCATTGTTACGGCTACTGGTGGAGTAGTGAAGGCATACCAGATTCGCCCGGATCTTCCGAAGTTGTTTCCACACACCGAAAAGAACGCAGCTTAAATTTCCATTTCACGCTCTTTAACAATAAGCAATCAACTTAACAGTCAATTCAAACTAAAGGAGTCAATTATGCAACCACTTACATACCAACAGACTAGCGGATTTAGCCCGACTGCGGTGATAAATCGTTCTCAAACAAAACAGGTGCCAGGCCACGAAAAAATCCGTGATGCCGTCCGCGCCTGGTCGGCTGAAGATAATCAGGATGTCGTTGCCGCACTCATTGTGAATGAGTATCGAGCACAGGGCGGCGGCACTATCGATTTTTCTGATGATGTCAGTCGTGCACGCCAGAAGCTGTTCCGCTTTCTCGATAACAAATTCGATTCTGAAAAATACCGAAATAACGTGCGTGAACTGACTCCAGCAATTCTGGCAGTACTACCGCTGAAATATCGCGGCCACCTGGTTGAGCAGGATAGCTTCATGGCTCGGCTGGCTGAAATGGAAAAGGAACTCAGTGAGGCAAAACAGGCTGTCATTCTCAACGCACCACGCCACCAGAAACTGAAGGAAATTAGTGAAGGTATTGTGTCGATGTTTCGTGTGGACCCAGATCTGGCTGGTCCATTGATGGCGATGGTTACTACCATGCTGGGGGCGATATGACAGGTTCAGAAATGGCGAAAGCCGGTCTGCTGGAACAGAACCGACTTTCAGGTGCAAATCGTAACACACTCATTGCGGGAGGAATTATGGCAAACACTGCTGAGATATTCAATTTTCCAGTGCCGGATGCGGCACAAAAGGAGCCGCGCGTGGCAGATCTCGATGATGGTTATACGCGCATTGCAAATGAGTTGCTGGAAGCTGTGATGCTGGCCGGATTAACACAGCACCAGCTTCTGGTCTTCCTAGCTGTCATGCGCAAAACATATGGCTTTAATAAAAAACTGGATTGGGTGAGCAACGAGCAACTGTCCGAATTGACCGGGATATTGCCGCACAAGTGTTCTGCTGCAAAAAGTGTTCTGGTAAAGCGTGGGATTTTGATTCAGAGCGGGCGGAATATCGGTATTAATAATGTGGTCAGTGAATGGTCAACATTACCCGAATCAGGTAAGAAAAATAAAGTTTACCTGAAAGAGGTAAATTTACCTGAATCAGGTAAGAAAAGTTTACCCAAATCAGGTAAAGGCGTTTACCCGAATCAGGTAAACACAAAAGACAAACTAACAAAAGACAATATAAAACCTTTTTCGTCCGAGAATTCTGGCGAATCCTCTGACCAACCAGAAAACGATCTTCCTGTGGTGAAACCAGATGCTGCAATTCAGAGCGGCAGCAAGTGGGGGACAGCAGAAGACCTGACCGCCGCAGAGTGGATGTTTGACATGGTGAAGACCATCGCGCCATCAGCCAGAAAACCGAATTTTGCAGGGTGGGCTAACGATATCCGCCTGATGCGTGAACGTGACGGACGTAACCACCGCGACATGTGTGTGCTGTTCCGCTGGGCATGCCAGGACAACTTCTGGTCCGGTAACGTGCTAAGTCCGGCCAAACTCCGCGACAAGTGGACCCAACTCGAAATCAACCGTAACAAGCAACAGGCAGGCGTGACAGCTAGCAAACCAAAACTCGACCTGACAAACACAGACTGGATTTACGGGGTGGATCTATGAAAAACATCGCCGCACAGATGATTAACTTTGACCGTGAGCAGATGCGTCGGATCGCCAACAACATGCCGGAACAGTACGACGAAAAGCCTCAGGTACAGCAGGTAGCGCAGATCATCAATGGTGTGTTCAGCCAGTTACTGGCAACTTTCCCGGCGAGCCTGGCTAACCGTGACCAGAATGAACTGAACGAAATCCGCCGCCAGTGGGTTCTGGCTTTCCGGGAAAACGGGATCACCACAATGGAACAGGTTAACGCTGGAATGCGCGTAGCCCGTCGGCAGAATCGACCATTTCTGCCATCACCCGGGCAGTTTGTTGCATGGTGCCGGGAAGAAGCATCCGTTATCGCCGGACTGCCAAACGTCAGCGAGCTGGTTGATATGGTTTACGAGTATTGCCGGAAGCGAGGCCTGTATCCGGATGCGGAGTCTTATCCGTGGAAATCAAACGCGCACTACTGGCTGGTTACCAACCTGTATCAGAACATGCGGGCCAATGCGCTTACTGATGCGGAATTACGCCGTAAGGCCGCAGATGAGCTTGTCCATATGACT